AGTAATGGAATCAGTAAAGCGTGCCGAGAATGATATGAAGCAGAAAGATATAGCCGAGAAAGATACTGCTCTTGATTTCTATTACAACAAGAACATGGATACACATCTGGCTCAATGGTTTCCAGGATCATCATTAGAACAAGTGCCGCCATTTGGTATGCGTATTGTACCGAGATTTGCAAAGGCAAGGATGATGCTATTCAAATCACCAGTAGAAAGATTTATCAATGGTGAACCAGCAGATGAATACAATGATCTTGCCTACCATCTTGATAGTAAATCACGGGAGTTCGCAGAGATAGCATGGCTGATAGGGAAGTGTCACTTTCGCAGTAAGTATTCTGATAGACATGAAAGGGTTGAATACGATATAGTAACAAATGCCAAAGAGTATTATCTGTATGGTGAATCAACACCCTATGGAATAAGCTATGAAGTAGGTAAAGATTTAAAAGGTGATCGGAAGTTTGTATTCTGGAGTGAGTCAAGAGATGGTGAACCTGGACTGCATTTCGCATTCGATACTGTTGGCCGTGTGAATCCTGTAGGCTCTAATTTAGAGATGATCAACCCTTATGGGATACTACCATTAAGTAAGGTTGAATTCCCATCAGATTCTATGGATGTTGCAAGGGCTTCACTTCAGGTAAGTATCGCTATGACTGAGATTGCATTGGCTACACGCTTTGCATTAGGTCAGCCAGTAATCACAGGGATAGATACAGAGATTCCTAATTTGAAGGCTGGTATCGATCGATTGATTTCTCTGCCAGAAGGAAGTTCTCTTCAATATGTATCTCCTACTGGTTCTATTCGTGACATGATTGAAGCTGTAAAGATGATGATCAACCAGGTGGGCCAGAATCATTCACTTGCTATCAGATGGGGTGAAAGCGGTACACCACCAAGCGGTGAAGCATTGAAGATTATGAGCATGGAGAATCTTGAAAGCCGTGAATCAGACATACCATTATTTAAGGAATGGGAACACTCCAGATATGAAATAGATCGCACCATCTTACAAGTGCATCAGAATAAAACATTATCCGAATCTTATTCAGTTGATTTTGCTGAAGCTGGATTCCCTACTACTTGGGCTGAAGAGAAAGATAGACTGCAATTCCAATTAGATAACAACCTTATAGGTAGGAAAGAACTAATCAGATACTTCAATAATGATATTCCCGATGAACAGTTAGATGAAATGCTCGGTGAATTAAAAGAAGAACAAGAAGCAGATGCACCAGCAGTACCAGAACAACCAATATTTGAAGGATTGAAACGTCTTGGCTCAATTAGTTCTTAATCACATTGCTAATATAGACGAACTGCAAGATGAGATCATCCAAAATGCAGAGAGTATATTGCCATCAATAGAAATTAATGCGCTAATGAAAGACCCAGAATCATATCTATTAAGCCTCGGATTATCGTTCTTGAATGAACACATGGATGAGATAGAGAAAGGTGCTGAACAAGGCGAGAAATTCGCTGAAAAGATATTAGAAAAAAGTGGCTAAACAAGCAATCACAATGACCAAGAATTTCGATCTAAAGAAGATCAATCTCGATTTAACAAAAGAGTTGAATCAGGCTGGTCAAATAATAAGAGAAGATCATTTCAAAAGATTAGATAGGGGAATGGGTGTAAGTGGCCCAATGTTACCATCAAAGAAAACAGGCGGTAAGACATTGGTCAGAAGTGGTAAGATGAGAAAGCTCGTAATTGAAAAGGCAAGCAAGATGAATCAAGAAGTAGTGATACATCCTGGAGAAAAGCAGACATACAAAGATACAGATGTTACCATGTCTGATGTCGGTGGATTTCATCAATTTGGTGCTGGGAATCTTCCTGTTAGAGAATGGTTTGGAATTACAAAGAAAGCAGAACAAAGAATTGTGAAGATGATGGAACTCGAAATAGAGAGAGAGATTAAAAGTGCCTGATCTACAGATCACAATGGCTAATCATATATCCGCATCAGCGGCACAATCTGCTTTGTCTATTCAGGAATTAGTAACAACAATGAAAACTGCTGGTATGGCTGATACTGCAATACGTCAAACACTATTGAATGACTTGAATACTGGTGGCCCTTTATTCGGATCATTCAGGAATAAGCTCAAGAATACCGTGAAGAATGGTGTGGAAGCATCTTCAAATGGAAGTGCAAATGGGAAGTTCACTAAGGCTGGGGTGAGTCAGTTCCAATGGGTATCGGTTGGTGATGGTAAGGTTTGCCCTGATTGCGAAGAAAGACATGGCGAAACAGGGACGATGGAATACTTTGAAACTATTGGACTACCAGCATCAGGCTTTAGTGTATGCACAACAAATTGCAGATGTCAATTATTGCCCGAGAATTATAAGGGCGAGAATCTTGATAAGCCTTTGGTGAAAGAAAAGAAGATATTACAAGCAACTGATATGAAGATGGCTGGTAAACATAAGACGGTAGCCGATTCAACCAAATGGATCGAGGCAAACATCGCAAATAAGGTTACTTTTAAGCAGATAACAGAGATTTCAGTAGCTAATCAGATTACATCATCGCTGAGCAATGTTTTTAAGTCTTATGACCTCAAGAAACTTGATAAAATTGTAGTGTCAAGGAGAGGTAAGAGTGCGGCATCTGGTAATGGAGGAGAGTTGTATATAAATTCCAAGCACTTCACCGAGTCAGGGTTAAAGGAGATTTATAGAAAGAACGTGGTGGATTATGGGAACGACTGGAAGGATCATCTGTCTGTATTGCAACAGAAATTGAAGGCGGCATTAGCTGATGGGCAAAGCGGGTCTATACTTGTTGAGCTATTGGAAGAGAAGATAAAAAAGGCAGAGAAGAGAGTTGCGAATATAAAAGTGAACAAAAGATGGATCGTAGTGAGTAAGGTTAAGACAGGATCGAGCATTATTAATCACGAACTCGGCCACGTTATCCATGATCAATTTACTGGCAAGATAAATGGCCGATACTTTATGAAGAATCAGGCTATCACAGAAGAAGTCAGGAGCAAGTGGAATAAGGAATGGGACAATATATTCAGGAAGGTAAAGAAAGACAATTCCATCAGGACAATATCCGAGTACGCATCTTCTGACAATATGGAATTATTCGCAGAAGCCTTTGAAATGTATGTAGGAGGCGATCAGTCAAAATTGCCCACAATAATTAAAAACTATCTCGATAGATACCTAAAGGAGTTCGGATAGATGCCACAATCAACACAATGCAATGATTGCTCAAATTATTATGGAGAATTTAAGTGTGAGGCCTTTCCTAAGGGCATACCAGCACCAATATCTAATGGAAATCACGACCACAGGAAAGAATTTGAAGGGGATAATGGCGTTAGATTTAAGTCGTTAGAAGAACTTAGAAGAGAATTAACTAACTCAAATCAAAGAGGTTAAAATGAGTGATACGCAAGTCGATACTCCAGACGTAAACCAGGAGTCCACTACAGTTGCAAGTGAACCAAAGCAACCCATCGATCAAGTACCTTATGCACGTTTCAAGGAATTAGTCGATGAAAAAAACACCATGAAAGCAGATTACGAATCTTTGAGAACTAAAATCAAAGGTGAGAGTGAAACCAGACAGCTAAAAGATATGGAATCTAAAGGCGAATACGAGAAGATCATGGCAGACATGAACGTAAGACTGGAAACATCTGAAAAGAAATCTAAAGCATGGGATAGTTATCAGGCAACTCGGAGAGATTCGTTACTATCAAGACTGCCTGAAGATGATCGTGTAGTTTATGATGGGCTTCCATTAGATAAATTGGAACTTCATGTAGACAGACATACTACGAAGCCTTCACCAGCTTCAGTTGATAATTCACAAGCAACCAATACAGGCGGTTATGCTACGTTTGAAGAATGGGCGGCTGTTGATCCTGTTGGATACAATAAAGCCAATGATGCTCAAACGTCTGGTAAGATCAAGATAGCATATGGGGGCTGATGTATTTAAACAAGCCCTTGATCCTGATAACGATCTGAAGCACGTTAAAGTGGATAATGATGAGGACATTAGTTGCACCTATAAAGACAAAAAGGTCAGCTATGATGATTACCTCGACATCCATGAAGAACGTGGCGAAAGGATTGGGAAAGGAAAGAAGCCTGGTAGCATTGGAACATTTAGTGGGTTTGGCCCTGGAACGATGAAGAAGTCGTATGAGAAATAATTAATAACAAACCATAAAGGAATATAATAATGGCTTTAACTAACACATCAACTGCCGCTGGTGGTCTTGGAAAGACTCTTGGCGATGCAACTATTGCATTCAATCATGTGAATGTGATGTATCCACTTGTATCGGTAAAACAAGCCGCAAGAGGATCAAACTCAGTTCAGTTTTCGGATTGGACAAAACTAACTTCAGCAAATGTTACTGCCGCTACTCAAGCAACAGCAACAACTGCTGTAGCTATCACATCAGCCGCAAGAACTGCGACTATCTCTGAACACGTAATCGAAGCAGATGTATCTGATTTGGTATTGATGGGATCAGGCGATGGCGTAGATTCTAATGCTGGCCCAGCTTTGGGTAATGCTGTAGCCGCTAAACTTGATGCAGACCTTTCCGCATTGGGTGTGGCTTTCTCGCAAACAGAATGTGGTGCTGGTAATTCTCTTGCTCTTTCTCATATCTTCGGATCAATGAGACAGCTTAGATCGGCTGGAGCGCCAATGCCTTATTCTTTGGTATTGTCTCCAAAGCAAGTTTGGGGTTCTAAAGGAATTATCTCTCTACTTCATAATCCAGCCGTAGATACAACTGGAACTGCAACCACTAATACTGGTAAAGCCGCTCCTGTTGGCATAATGGGTGGTAAGGGTGAAGAAGCCTTTCAAACTGGTTATGTTGGTTCGATTGCTGGTTTCAATGTTTACTGGTCAGATCAGATTGGTGAAGACATTGGAAGTGGTGGAGATGCCGCTGGATTTGCAATGAGCAAAGGTGCAATGGGACTTGGTGTTGGTGCTGAAGGTTTATTCCGCATCAGATCAGAACGTAATGAATCTGCTCGCTATACAGCTTATGTTGCTGTTGGATTCTGGGGCGAAGTCGAGATTAAAGATACACATGGTGTCTATATCTTGTCTGACGTTTCATAAATAGCAATTAGTAAATGATAATGGGGGGACTTGATCCCCCTGTTATCAAAGTAAATAACCAATATGCCCATGAGATTAGTCACGCTCGGTAAGGCATAAG